GTGCTTGAAAAAGCAGGTCAACGCATGACACCGGAATATGAAAAAGAAAAATTTGATCGTGAATTAAAAGCAGCCAAAGAGTTCTACAAAGAACAAGGCGATCAAATGATGAAGTATCGCATGACAAACGACATCATTTCTAATCTTGGTTTAGCAGCTCGCGCAGCCTTTAGTCCGTACAGCACTCCGGATAGGATTTATTCCGCCCAACAACAAATCCCAGGTACCATTTTGGCTGGTACCCAGCAAATTCCATTCCCAACGGAACGCAATGTTGGGATTCGTTATTTTTCTTAGGTTAAAATAAACTCAAGAGATGCGGTAGTTTAATTATGTGGCCTTTAGCAGTAGCTTCACTGGGATCCACCGCTTTAGGTGGTATCTTTTCAGGCATGCAAGCTCAGCGTGAAGCTGAAAAGATGGCTCAAATTGAGTCCATTCGCATGCAAGAAGCAAGCCGCGCCCGTGGCGTTGCTGGTATGCAGGGCTTATTTAATACAGCCGTTGCCCCTGAGTACGATTATCTTTTACAATCAAAAGCAAAAGAAAAAGAATTAAGGGAATTTCGTCCTTGGGAAGGCCTTCTTGATTCCGAAGGCCGTCGTCGCCAAATGCGCGAAATGCTTTCTCCAGAAGCGACTGCTCTTTTCCAGCGAGAAAAGAAAGCAGCTTTAAATCAGGCTTTGGTTGAACGCCAGGCCGCAATGGCTGGTATGTTTGGCCCAACTAAAACATTTGCCAAGGCTTTTGGCTGATTTATTGTGAACTCGAATAAAATACATTTATTAGGATTTTAACTATGGGCAGCGGCGGAACTACAGTTAATTATCCCGGCCCTTCGGCCGAGGAAAAAGCGTATTACAAGATTCTTACGGATCAAACCAATTACGCCATTGAAGAAAAAAAGACTGCCTCTAAAGCTGATACAGCTCGCAAAGAAGCTGCTGCTCGGGCGGGACAAGCCAATTGGAGTTCTTATTTAAAGAACTTGCAGTCTGGCTATTCGCAAGGTCTTTATGGCATCAAGGATATCGAAGATGCTGCTTCCAAATTTGAAAAGGATTATGGCCTTGATATTGGCTATACAGCTGGTGAAGTTTCTAAATTGCGGGCGCAATATACAAAAGACATTGATAAAAAACGCGATGTAAAAATTAATTCTGCGTTTAAAGATCTTCTTGGCCGCGATGCCACGTCACAGGAAATTCAACGTTATCAACAAGAGTTTGATGCAGGCGATTACACCAGTAGTGATCTTTTAAACAGCATTAAATCTTCGTCTGATTACACAAGTCAACTTTCAGACAGTTACCTGGAGGCTTACCACGATGAGCTGTACGGTAAAAAAATAACCAAACAAGAGGGCGGCAAGCCCGTCAAAACAGATCAACGTGCGTTCACGTTCCTTCAGGGATTTGAACCCAGTTACGCTGGTGATCTCAAAGCAGATACAGGACTTGCTTTTGGTGCTGCACCTACAACAGTAACCGGAACCATTGGTCAAATTGAAGAAGCTATTCAGTCTTCCAGACAAAAACGTCAATTCATGTATGACTCTGGGTTAACAAAACTTCAAGGTCAAATTGATAAAGATGTGCAAAAAATTAAAAACGAAGGTGGCAAAGAAGTGGCTAAGATTCAAGCCAAATCTTCGTTGTATGGACAACTGCTGGGCGGGTTTACTTTCTAATGAAACTCGACCGACCTGCCCCAACTTCGTCGGCACCTGATGCCACGATAAAAACGAATACAAACAAAGGTTTGCCAGAAGGCCCTTCTACTGGAACCGATGCCTTTTCTGGTTATTCGTTAAAAGATTTTGATTCATTGTTAAATGAATTAGAATCACAAAAGAGACAGAATGTAAAACTGCGCTCTTCAAGCCTTTCTTAATTTGGTAAGGCTATAATTTTTTTAGACGGATTTTTTGAACATGTCGTATTCAAGCGCCGCTTATTACAAGGCTCTTCAAGAACTTGCTAGTGGAGCCTTAAAGCCTAGCCAAAGCGCCAAAAACTTAGGTCTCACTCAGGCTGAAGCCCAGAAAAAAATTCAGGATATTGAATCTGAGCGTTTTCAATCTGAATATGCTCCTTCCGATTTCAAAATGAATGAGTTTGAAGGTCTCTTGAGTCGCCTGGAGTCTTCCAAAATGCGTCAAACTGGTCAGCGCGGCGAAATTGAAGGTCGTAACATTTATCGCCAAGGCTTGGCGAACATGATGACCAATTTCTGATGACAATGAAACCGGAAGAACAACAACAAAATAAGATTGCTGATTCCGGTTTAAATCGTTATAAGCAAGCTGTTGACGTTGCTTATAATTTTTTAAAGAAAAAACGCCAAACTGAAACAGCTCCTTCTGAGTCTCCCGCGTAACAATAATGGCAACTACTTATTACACTAAAGACGACGACACAGGGCTTTATTCAGAGGCTGATCCGTTTGGTGATTTTGAATCTTCTGGAACCGCAACTTCTTCTTCTGGTTCTGGCTCTTCTACATCGTCTTCTTCTTCTTCCCAAACACAAGATACGGCAGAAGATTTATTTGACGTTGAAAAAGCCAAAAAAGCAACAGAAGCTGCTAAGCTTTATGCAGGCGTAGCTGTTGGTGCTTCTAAAGAAAAAGCACAACAACTGCAAGAGTTTAAACAGCAAGATGAAGCAAGGGACTACCTCCAAGCTCAAAGAGCTTATCGTTACTGATTCATTTGCGGAGTGGGTGCGTTTTTTAGATGACGCCACCCAAGAATCTTTCTGTTCGTTTTGCTCTGAAAATTATTCCGTAATTGAATGCTTTTTGTATGCCCGATTTTTGGGATATACAGGGAGTATAACCATTTGTGAAGACTGGGTTAAAGTTCGTTACAAAAAACCCGATCATCGTAAAAAACTTCTTTACGAGATCGAAGAAATGCAAGAAGATATTCGCAAGCTGCGAGAAGCGGTAGAGGATGGAACTGTAAAAAGGGACGCCGGTGTTGCACGAATTGCATCTATGCAAAAAGAATTGCGCGGCACTATTGCCCAAGTGGAAGAGTTTACTTCCAATAAAGATCGTAAAGGATTACTTATGGCTGGAGCAGATAGAGCCATTCGTGAGTTGATGTTTATTTTTAAAGACGATCCAATTGAATCACCTCTACATGAAGCTTCAATGAGCGTTTGGGCTCGAATGCAATTAGAAGAATAGACTGTTAAAATATTTTTATAAAACTAAAATTAGTGTCATGGGTTCGGCAGCAGGTAAAATTCCAGCAGGACAGCAAGAAGGTTATATGAATGCGTTAAAGCAAAAAGCCCAGTCTGGTCAAAAACCGGGCGCTGTTCGCCTCGCTGGTAATGCTCCAACTGCTCCCACTCTTCCCAAGCGTGAAGACTTTGAGGCTTATCGCCAACTGAAAGAAACTGCAACCGCTGCTCGTTCGGCTGCTGCCGAACGTACAAAAACTCCTCAACGCTCAGGTATTTCCATGGGTCCTGGCACAGCGGGCCGCACATTCTGATGACTGCCAACAAGATGCCCCCAGCTTTGCTGGCCCACTTCAAAAAGAAAGAAGCCAAAAAAGAAGATGGGACGGAAATGTCCGACAAAGAAAAACATAAAGCAGCTTTAGAAAAAGCAAAACAATATCAAAAAAACAAGAAAGACAAATAATTCAGCTAGTATTCAAGTACGTTTGAGTACTTACTGTGCCTTCTTATATTCACCTTGCTCACCGTCGCAACGCTCGCGCTGCTTCTAAGAATTACAAAATTAAAGATACTAAAAACTACGACTTAATTAAAAAGGCGAAAGAAGATTTTGGTTATTTTTGTGAGTATGTAGCAGATAAACCTCCGGCCGACCACCATAAAAATTGGCACAAACATTTTGTTACAGAACGAGATAGTAGTTGTTTAATCAAAATTGCTGGCCCGAATATTGATTTGTTGGCTCCACGGGGGTCGGCTAAATCCACAGTATTAGGCTTGCTTACTGCTTGGGCTATTGGAATTCATACAGAAGCAAAGCGTCCTTTGCAGGTTCTTTATCTTTCTTATACCGTTGACATTGCTCGTTCTAAGTCAGCAACAATTAAACGTATTATTGAAAGCAAACGTTACCAGGAAGTTTTTCCAAGTGTTCGTCTTTTAAAGAATGTAACAAGTAACGAGTACTGGTCTATCGACCACAAGTTTGCTGGTATTGACGTTACAGGTGATGAACAATTTACGCTTTGCGCTGCAGGCTTAAAAGGTTCAGTGACATCCAAGCGTTCTCACCTTGTAATGATTGATGACGCTATTAAATCAGCCGCAGACATTGCAAACCCTGACATCAGGAAAATGATGCAGGACAACTGGAACGCAGTTATTGCGCCCACTATGTTTGAAGGTGGAAGAGCCATTTGTCTTGGTACTCGTTTTCGACACGACGATATTCATGCCACTACTTTTAATGAACAAAATAACTGGACTCAAATTGTTCTCTCTGCAATTCAAAATGATTTAAAAACAGGAGAGGAATTGTCCTATTGGCCAGATATGTGGTCATTGGATTATTTAAAAGAAAAGAAAAGACAAGCTCCAATTGCTTTTTCTTTTCAGTACATGAATCAAATTGTGCGTCAAAACGAATTGTCTTTGGCGCCCGAACTGATTGTTAAAGCGGAAATTGCAACAGAGTTTGATACTCTTGGAATCGGTGTTGACTTATCTGCTGGCACCAAAGAAAAAAACGACTATACAGTAATGATTCTTGGTGGTCGCATTGAAGATCGAATTCATATTATTGATTACAGGCGCATTCGAGTCATGGGTAATCTTGAAAAACTAGATGCCTTAAAAGAATTGCTTAATGACTGGTCAGTGATTGGACGTGATGATAATGGAAATTATTTTCCAACTTATTCGACTTGCGACATTTGGTCAGAAGCTGTCCAGTATCAGGCCTCCCTGGAAGCCGACTTCAAGCGCGTATGTCTCAATAATGAAGGTCTCTATAATTTGATCTGGCATCCAGTCAAAGGTTTCAGAGCGGATAAGCTGGCACGTTTCCGTGGAATCATGGGTATGTTTGAAGACCGAAAAATCGTCTTCAATCGTTTCCGTAATTTCACTACTCTTTTCGATGAACTCACAAACTTCGGTGTAAGTGGTCATGATGATTGTGTAGACGCTCTTGTCTGGTTAGTCACTGGATTAGCGAGAAAAGGACAGCTTCAGATTGATTACTGAATTTAAAATAGTAAAAACGTTTTTAAATTTGTGGGCCCAGAATACATTGCTGTTGGCTTAAGTGCAGTTATTTCCGCAACCATGGGCGGAAGCTGGGTAGCTAACAAAATTTTAAGCAGGTCACATGATCGTGTCAGGCAAGTCCATGATCTTCTAGATGTGCAGGAAAATCGTTTGAATTCTCTTGAGAATCAACTTAATCGTCTTCCTCTGGAATATGTTTTAAAAGTTGATTTCTTAAGAGAAATTCAAGAAATGCACGACAACTTTAAACAGATCAATACTAAGCTTGATAAACTGATGGAAAAGATTTTGAGCAAATGAGCTACATTTTAGAAGTTCAAGAAGACGAAAACGGTGATCAATATATTGTTTTACCCGACGAAGTAATTGAAGATCTTGGTTGGCAAGAAGGAGACGTATTAAATTGGGATGTACGAGGAGAAGGTATTGTTATTTCAAAAGTTAATGATCCTTCTGGATACGAGATTTTAGAAGAGTAAAATACAAAAAAACGATAAAGAAATGCGTTACTACGGTATGTCTAATGTTCCTGGTGCGCCAGGGGTTTTTGTGGCTGGCAGCCCCGGATACTTTATGCCTGAAAAGGAGATTCAAGATCGTCTTTTTCGATACGGCATGGATAATACTCCTGCTGGACAACAGCTTCAGCAACGCATTCAAGAGATACGTCAGCGCTATCCAAATGTCTTTGCTCCCCAAGCTTCAACTCAAATGAATGGGTCGAGCAATCTGCCAAACGCGATTAATAATATGCAAGATTTTAATTCGCGCCCTTCCGCTGTTGCGCCGTTAAATGTCCCCCCTGGATTTCAAAATAAATTCGTTTCTTAAATCGACATCTTAAAATAACTGTTAAACTGAAAATAAGATTAGGTATTGTGAATGGCTTCCGACGTTAAAGCCAGGCTTCAAGAAATTGTCAATGCAACCATTGAAAAAGATGGTACTGGCAACGTCGATACCATGGTTGTTGGGTCTCATTTGGCCCAGATGAAAATGTTTGGCATCCGTCAGGGTGTTGAGTTTTTTCCCGGCCAAGACAACTTTGGAAACCAAAGAAAAGATTTTTTAGATCGCGTTATTAAATATAATCAAATTGATATTCGCTTAGATTCTATCTGGGAGTATTTTCTTTGCGATGGAAAAGGTCTTTTTTATATTCGACCAACTAAAAAAAATTATCGTCTTTATTATTTTCGCGAACACGAATATCGCACTTTTTACGATATTGACGGCGAGCTAGAAGAAGTAATCATCATTTATAGCTATAAAGTTCGTAATGGCTACGGCTTTGGCGATTCAATTAACGTCCAAAGTGTTACAGGAGCTGCAACACTTGGAGACCGTGGTTCTAAACGTTATATTCGACTTTCGATTAAACGTAAAACAATTGAAGAAACGCATTCAGAA